AGGCCAACGAGCTCCCACCGATGACACTCTCACGCGACAGCTACTTCGCCGAAGAGCACGCTCTCGAGGACGTCGTTCCTGACGAGGAGGTCGAGAACGCAGACCAGCCTCTGCAGCCTGCGATGGACGCGACCGAGCGTGTGACCAACACGATCCTTCTGAACCGCGAGAAGGTCATGGTTGACATCGCAACTACTGCAGGCAACTACGCTGCTGGCTTCACTGCCACTCCTGCCAACAAGTGGGACAACTACGCCACCTCTGACCCAATCGCGAACGTGAAGACCGGACGGACGGCGATCCACAACGCACTGTTCCGGGACCCGAACACGGCTCTCGTGGGCTATGGTACCGCAGTGGCTCTTGAGGACCACCCGGACTTCATCGAGCGGATCAAGCACTCGCAGCTCGGCGTCGCCAACGACGATCTCATCTCGCAGGTTCTTGGCATCCCACAGTTCCGTCGGGCCGGTGCTGGTGTTGTTACCAGCGTCTACGGTCAGGCTGAGACGTTTGGGTACCTCTGGGCAGACGACATGGTTCTCGCCTACGTTCCTGCACGTCCTGGTCGTAAGGTTCCGGCCTACGGCTACGAGTTCGTGTGGGGTTACTCGCGCGCAGGTGGCTCAGTCATGGCCACAGAGCGTTGGCGTGAGGAGAGGCGAGCCTCGGATGTTGTCCGGGTTCGTCGTCGCTACGACATCAAGCTCATTGTCGTCGATGGCACCGGTGACTCGAACGGCGCAGGATACCTGCTCAAGGACCTCTTGACATAAGGGGGATGATCCTATGGCAGCTCCTGTCATCTTCGGGCACCGAAGGTTCCAGTTCTATCAGACCAACGTGACTGACGAAGCGAATACAGATGCTGGCGCGGCCTGGGCCGCAGGTGAGTCCACTTTGGCCAACAGCCTAAAGGGGAAGATCAACTCGATCCTGGCAGCGCTCAGGTCCGCCGGCATCATTGCTGTAACTGCCTCCAACAGGACAGGCTCTGTCTGGGGTGCTAAGGCTGGGAGGTTCCTCCAGACTAACATCGCAGACGTTGCTACCGCCAACTCTGACGCTGTGTACGACAACGCAGAGCGCGACCTCCTCAATGAGATGAAGGCCAAGACGAACTCGATCATTGCTGCAATGAATGCAGCGGGGTTCGGTGGAGCTAACCGGCACGTGTACCTTGGTCTCCTCAAGCCTCGCGAGCAGACTACTTACAGCTTCCAGACTGGTCTGATCACTATCGCAGATGCAGATGGTACCTATACCTCAGGAGGCGCTGGTGAGCAGGCTCTCACAAACGACATCAAGACGAAGGTCAACAGCATCCTGGCAGCTCTTAGAGCTGCTAAGGTCCTATCCTGAGAGGGGAGCTGATGAAGGCAGCAATGGTGATCCTCGGGGGTGGAGACAAGAAGACTCTCCAGCCCGGAGACGAGATCCCGGAGGGGTACTTCTCCGACGAAGAGTTGGAGAGTGCCAAGGCTGCCGGGGTGATCGAAGGTGAAGGTCCCAACGCTGAAGAGGGAGTCGAAGGTAAGACGGCTCCTTCTGAGGCCAAGGACACAGCTGACCTTCAGGCGCAGGAGCGTCTGAGTGGTCCGGCTGCAGAAGCTGCAGCGAAGGAACAGGCTAAGGCTGACGAGGCCGAAGCCAAGGCTCAGAAGGAAGATGCCAAGGCCGCAGAGGCTTCCAAGGCAGGGCCTCCAAAGACGGCAGGTAGCTAATGACTCTAGCGCTCTACTCCGATGCCAACAGCTGGCTCGACGGAACGAAGATCCGCTTCGAGAACGAGGACGATGCGGAGCCGGAGCGCTCTGAGGCCGAAACCATCGCTAAGGGAGCCCTAGTCGATCTGTACGAAGACCACATCAATCTCTGGACAACTGACATCCCGCTTGTGCCTCCACAGGAGACAGTGCCTGATCTAATCAGGACAATTGTCAGTCTCCTGATGGCAGCGTACAGGTACCAGCGAAGGTACTCGGAGGAAACCATGTCTCCGAGTACCTTCGCTCAGGGCCTAGAAGAGCGAGCGATGGACCTTATCAGGGCTCTGCGTACTAACAACGCGAGCCTCACCGACCCAGATACTGGCGATGACATCGTGAGCGGGATCGCAATCGACTCTGACAACTTCTGGCCCAACGATAAGACCGTTGTCGAGATGGACTCCAATCTCGTTGGGGTTGACTCAGGTGACCCTCTTAGGTTCTTCAACATGGATGAGGTGTTCTAGTGCCTATTAGGCTTGGCTTCGAGGTCGTCTGGATTCCTCAGCCGGCAATCGTTGCCCAGGCCTTCTTCTCTGCGGCAGAGAGAGCTCACCACCTTGAAGAGCCGATGCGAGAGGCAACTGAGATTGCAGCGACTGAGATCGACCTGAACTTTGAAGTAGAAGGTCGTCCTAGCCACTGGACTCCACTAGCACCAGGTACAATTCGAACCCGTGTCATGAGTGACATTGGAGGCGTAGGAGGCACAGAGAGCTTCCGAGAGGGTACTTCAGAGTTCCAGGAACGCATCTTCTCAGGGTTCTCTAGTGCCGTGAAGATCCTACAGCGAACAGGTGAACTTCGAAAAGGAGCTGTCGATCCCAACAGCTGGGCTATTGGTGGTGCTGGTCAAGACACTGTTGCCGTGCTACAAGACCCTACAGGCTACGGAGGCTATCACGTCGAAGGAACCTCTAAGATGCCTCAGCGCGACTACACCTACATTTCCGACGCGGCTCAGGATGAGATGGGGGAGTTGTTCCTTGACTTCATCAGCGGTCCGGAGTGGTCCTAGTGCAGATAGGGGACCTCGAATGGCGAGCACCCGTGATCACTCAGCGCATCGTCGACATTCTTACCGAGGCGGCAGACGAGCTGACACTCAAAGGTGTCTTCTACGGCTTCCAGCAATTGATCCCTGAGTTCCCTGCACTCTCAGTAGAGTCAGGACGTAAGGCACGAGGCGGGAACTCTACACATCGGTTCGAGATCCAATTCTCGGTCCTGATGATGCTAGAGCACGGTAAGATTCAGTCGACCGAGATCAACAAGAAGGAGTCCGAGGAGTTGTCCGAGCTGGTAGAGGCTAAGCTCCACGAGGACCTCACCCTCGGCGGGCTCGTCATCTTCGGATATGTCAGCAACATCGATCCTGGAGTGAGGCTCCGGGAAAGCGAGATGATACGTGCAACCAGGCTCACGTGGGACGGCCTCAGTCGTGAGGGGTTCTAGAAGGGGGTGAAGGTTAGTGGGCAAGTACAAAGTGAGCCTAGACAGACCAGACGCCATGGACGATGTACTCTTTGAGGTGCCCCCTGTGGGCCTGCTAAAGAACAAGGGCCACGTTGTCGCTGAACTCAGCGACGAGCAGGCGGAGCTCCTCAAGAATGCACACGGCATCACCGTCGAGAAGTCAAGTCAGACTGCAACCGAAATGAACACGACCTACCCTGGATACGTCTATCCTGAACCTGAAGAGGAAGAGCCGGAGGCTCCGGTCGTCGCTGCAGTTGAAGTGAAGGAAGGGGGTGAGACAAGTTGACCCTTGAGGTTGCTGGTCAAGGTGTAGTTGGTGTCGCCTTTGAGACGACCCAAAACACCTATCTCGCCCCGACTGACTTCATTCCTCTTCGGAGTGAGACTCTCGAGCTCATGGAGGACAAGTACTACCGACTGAACATTCGAGGAACGGCTGACCGCACAGGAGCCTTGCAGGGCTACAAGCACGTCGAAGGCGACGTCGAATTCGAGCTGACAGCAGACCAACTCCTTCGTTGGCTGTACTCGGCTCGAGTCCTGCCTGCTAAGACGGGTGTTGGCCCGTTCACATACACCTTTACGCCGGTTGGTGTCGCGAAGACATCGACGGCGGCAGGTGCTGCAACTCGAAAGACACTGTCAATCACGGCCGTACGAAGCGGTGTCGTGTTCGGCTACGTCGGCTGCTCTGTGACCCAAATGGTGTTCACGGTCGACGCTGGTGTCATGATCGGAACGTTCACCGTCATCGGCTCTGACGAGGCTCCGCAGTCTAACCCGCCTCCGACATGGCCTACATCGACTCCGTATGCACCTGGGAAGGTTGTTCTAGAGTTCCCAGATGCGACTCCACGACCCGACGTTGACACCTTCAACATCACAATCAATGACAACGGGAGCGCAGCGAACCGTCTGAACGGCTCTCGTGGAGCTGCCTACATCACTTGGGGCGAACGCGAGGTTACTGCATCGTACGATATGGACTTCGACAACACGACCGACTACAACGTCTTCAAGAACCAGACGATCCAGGTCCTAGAGGTCTTAGGGAGCAACAACGCGACCAACGACGAAGTGTCGATCAAGCTGAACAACTGCGTCGTCGACACGTATCCCGTGTCGTTGTCAGGATTCGGTGACATCCTCCGCGCATCAATCAACATGCACAGCATTGCCTTGGTGACGGACGCTTACACGATCGTTGTCAAGTCGGCAATTGACATTACGTAATACTGGTAGGCATGCAGAAAGGAGAGGGGCATGCCAAAAGCAACTGCAAGTAAGCAGGGCAAAAGATACGACCTCAAGGAGCTTCCGGAGGGGTATGTCGTACTCCGGAAGCTCGACTATGGAGAGATGCTTTCTCGTAGGAACCTCGGGATGGGAGTTACAGCTCCATTCAAGAGGGACTCCGACTCGATTGACATGAAGCTTGATCTTTCGCAGGAGGAGGTCCGCGTCTACGAGTTCTCCCACATGATCATTGATCACAACCTCGAGAACGATGACGGGGGCAAGCTGAACATGCTTGATCGCAATGATATCAACAAGCTGGACCCAAAGGTCGCTCTTGAGATCGAGAAGTACATCACCGAACTGAACCTGCCGGATGATGAGACCCCTTTACCCGCGCAGTCTGGCTCGCCCTCGGACACGGAAAACGGATCGAAGATCCAGACATAGCCACGATCATCGAAGTCGCTGGAATGTGTCTAACGATGAACATCCTGCCGGGTCCCGGAGGACTTTTTGATCAGGATCCGCTTTGGGTCAGACGTCTGCAGATAGTCGCGGAGGCTCAGCAGATGGCTCAGAAGATGCAGATGGAGCGCCAAGAAGGCGCCGCTAGAGCAAAGAAGAAGGCGGCTGCTTATGCGACGTAAGGAGGCCTTGTAACATGCCTATGGGCATGAGAGAGTGGCTCCTGGTCATCTCTGCACGTGATCAGGCCTCTCAAGCTATTCAGGGTGTTGGTACTGCGGTCGGAGCGGTAGGGACTCAGAGCCGCTTCGCCGGTTATCAGGTCTTCGCCCTTGGCCTTGCGTTGCAAAAAGCAGGTACCATGCTCACGAGGTTCGGCATGGCCATCTTCGATGCCGTGGGGGACACTGCTCGATTGGGCATCGAGTTCGATCGCAGTATGAGTCTCGTGCAGACGCAGGCACGACTCGGTGAGACGCAGCTGCGGAGATTCCAAGAGGCTGCCAACGACGTGATGGGGGATGTTGCTGTCTCTTCAGGTGAGGTAGCCGAAGGTCTGTATGACATCTTCTCGAGCGTCGAGGTCAACTACAAAGACGCCATCGACATGGTAGAGAACTTCTCGAAAGCAGCAACGGCAGGTGGTACAGACGTTCGTACTGTGACTCGAGGCGTCATTCAGATCATGAACGCCTTCGGTCTTGAAGCTAATGACAGCCGACGAATTCTCGATCTTCTGTTCAAACAGGTTCAGCAATCGACTGGTACATTTGAAGAGTTGATCTCTGCCTGGGGTAACGTTGTTTCTGCCGCTAAGTCGATGGACCAGACCCTACAGACTACGGCTGGTGCTGTTGACTTCCTAACTAAGCGAGGCAGAACTCAGGCGCAGGCAACTATCTCTGTCTCGAGGGCGCTTGACCAGCTGTCACGTCACTATAAGGATGTTCAAGGAGTCCTTGGTATAAACATCTTTGACAAGGCGACTGGCAACTTCCGACAACTTGGTGACATCATTACAGACATGGGTATGGCAATGAAAGACATGACGACTAAGGAACAAGTTGCCGCATTCGAAGAAATGTTCGGTGCAGGTTCAATTCAGGCGAACAGGTTCTTCAGACTAGCCGTTCCTCAGTTCAGGGCACTGACTAAGAACATCGATGCGCTTCAGAGGCGGGATCTCGTAGGTTACTTCAAGGGCGCCTGGGACATCATGCGTAAGACGCCTGCAGTTCAGATCGAGATCCTCCGGAACAAGTGGGACTCACTACGTCGTGACCTACGAAACCTCTTCATCCCCGTCCTAATGGAACTGGTGAAGATTGGCAAGCGTGTGCTTGACTGGGTTGATGGGTGGGATCAGGGCACAAAGGAATTGGTGCTCAAGATCCTTCTCGCTGTCGGTGCACTTGCTGTGTTCTTCGGAGCCATTGCCAAGGTCGGTGGAGGCATACTTCTGTTCGCCTCGCTGCTGAAGTTCGCGGGGTTCGGTGTCCTAGGCTTCATCAAGATCCTTGGCGGTCTTGGTCTCATCGGTGGCGTCATTGCGGCTGCCCTCATCGGTGCAGCTATCTTGATCATTACCCACTGGGAAGAGTTTACAGACTTCTGGGATCGTAACTGGGACACCATCAAACAGATTGCATTGGCTGCTATAGCAGTACTCACTGTTGTCCTTGTCAACCTAGGTAGGACAATCGCAATCAATGTCGGGGCGAGACTTATCAACCTCGCGCTCCAGTTTCAGACCGCTGGAGGCGCTGCCGGGGTATTCAAGGGTGCTATGATTGGGCTAGGAAGGGCACTTAGGGGAATCGCTTGGGCGGCACTTGTACTTGGCATACTCGAAATCGTGAGTGCCTTCCAAGAGGGTCGAACGGCAGGTCAGAAGTTCTTCCAGATGATGCAGAACCAGGGTCTCCCGGCAATAAGCAAAGCTACTGAGCGATTCAATGATCTCAACAACCGACTCCAGGAGCTTTCCTTCTGGGACCGTCTCGCTTTCTGGAACTTCCCTGAGTACGCTCGGTGGAAGGGCGAGATGCAGGGAATCGAGGACTCTTTCGATGCACTCGGAAGGCAGCAGGAACGACAGCGACAGGAGATGTTCACTTGGGCTGACGCTCTTGGTGAGGGAGATGAGCAACTACG